CTCGCCTGAGTACGAATGGTGTGACTTTGTTGCTCCCATCGTAATCACTAAGAAAGAAGAGCTTTCCAACCGTGGCGACAACGCTGTCATCAGTATCGCTGATGCCCGCATGAAGTCTGTGATGGGTATGCTCAAGCGCGAGTGGGAACTCCAAGCAATCCGTGGAACCTCTGCAACTCTCACCGAGATGCAGACCCTGGACGGAAACACTGTCTCTCAAACCGGTTGGCTTGAGAACTTTGCTTTCCAGAACGTGGGCCAGAACAACACCGTTGGTGGTCTTTCCAAGACGACCTTCTCAGCGTCGAACTGGAACAACCAGTATGCAACCGCAAACGTAGCTGGTGGTGGTTCCTTTGCTGCGAACGGCTTGGGAGCTATGGCGAACCTCGCTATTGACTGTCAAGTCTACGCGGTCGAAGGTGGTGTGGATCTCATCCTCGCCAGCCCGACCTCGTATCGCTTGTACAAGGCGGCCATTCAGGTCAACGAGCGCTATCTCCCGAAGGAGACGGTACTCGATGCGGGTCGCTTGGCTCTTGCCTACAACGGTGCGCTGATGTACGTGGAGTCCAACTTGGGCAACACGGGTGCAGGCCCTGGTGCATTGCCGATGTCGATGTACTTCCTGAACACCAAGACCATGAAGGTGGTCTTCGATTCCGACGCGAACTTCTCGGTCGGTGACTTTGAAAACAAGAGTGGCTACGCAGCCCGCGAAGCTCACATCTACGTACGAACTCAGCTTGTTGCTGATCACCTCGCCAGCCTCGGATTGCTGGGCGACTCGGAGGCTTAGTCATGGCATTTGGACATCTATCACATGGTAAGCCTCCCCTTGAAGTACCTATCGTCACAGGCGAAAGGGCTACAATCGTGGAGTTTCCCTCCAACACTGCCGCTGCTGCTATTGCAGCCGGTGATGTGGTCGCCCTGGCTACTGCTGCTGCGGTAACGGAAGCAAGCGTTGGTTTGCTTGTTCCCGGTACTGTCACTGGAGCGGCTATTGGCGTTGCCCTTGAAGCATCGACTGGCGCTGGCGAGATTATTCGCGTCTGCGTTGGTGGATACATCGAAGGGGTAAACTGCGCCGCTGGTGTGGGCAATGGAGAGGCTCTGATGGCTGCGGCCAATGCAGATGTAATCACCAACTCTGCTGCTTCGACGCAAACGCCAGTTGGGGTTGCACTTTCCGACCTGGATGCCGTCGCTGGCACCGTCACTGTTTACTGGTTCCGTAAGTACTAGAACCAGCCCGTCAGGTACAATGGGGCGGGCATCCTACTTTGGGTGCTCGCCCTTCTTGCATGAGGTAAGACATGAATCTCGGTGAAATGCGTGACATGGTCGGAACCATTCTGGATTACGACCCGGAAGTACAGACCTACCAGGACGAGGTCACAGACGTAATCAACCAGATCTACATGGACTTCTTCAGCGACCGCCGCTGGCAGTTCGGGCAGAAGTTGGTGAACCTGACGGCACGGGCTGACCGAACGATAGCAGCGGGTGGCTACAACGGGGGATCGGGTACGCCAACTTCCGATATCTTGATTCAGACCGCAACCAACTTCTTTGAGAACTGGATGGAAGGCCAGGTTATTTCAATAACAGGCGGAACCGCGATCCCCGCCTCTCCAACTGATACGCAGGTTCGTTCTGAATACAACATCCAAAAGGTAGTAAGCGCGACACAGGCACTACTTGGGTCTTCTGCGTTTAGCACCACTCAAAGCGCCAATGGAGACGCCACCTTTACCGTCAAGAGCAGGTTCCTCGACCTTCCATACGACACCATTGCAATCATGTCGCTGGGTGTGCGAGACATCTTCTCGGACACTGGCCCATACGCCAACCTCACCAAGCACTTAGATGAGCTACTCGATGTAGACATCGACCAGACGGGGCGTCCTACTGATTGGATTCGGTATGAGGATGAGACAATGCCTCACCCAAGGGTGGCCCCAACGCTGGTCATTTCTGCCGGTGCGCCCGCCGTACCCCTCGCTGGAACATATCAAATCAAGTACACATATATCCATAGAGGAAACGGGCGAGAAAGCGCTCCATCGCCAGCCTCTATCGCTACTACCTACACCGGCGGTCAGCGTGCCGATGTTGCGGATATGCAGGACTCTGGAGCAAACAGTGGTTTGTACAAACAGATCTATGTAAAGACGCCGGAGTCAACGGCTTATTATGCAGTTACAAACGCCCTTATTGATGAGGCAACAAAGACTGCTACAGGCTTGGCGGTTTCTGCTTCTTACCTAACGTCGTCACAGCGTGCCCCCGAACACGCTGGTCACCTGATGCGCGTTCGCTTGTATCCACGCCAAAGCACGGACCTGAAGGTCCAACTCCGCTATCTCTATCGTCCACCCATGATGCTGGATGACGCTGACGTGCCTCAGTTCCCGAGCGCACACCATCGCTACTTGGTCTACAGGGCTTGCCAGGAGTTGTTCGTCAAGCACAGCAACCTCCAGCACTCGGAGATGTACCGGCGCAAGGCAGACAAAGAACTCTTCAAGATCCAACAACGCCATCTGACTGAGGGACCGACCTCGTGGATCAAGCGTGGTTATAGGGAGACTGAGCTTTACACGGCACCGACGCCAAGCCTTACCACACTGGGCTAAACATGAAGACGCGCCGCAAGACAGAAGTTGTATTTCTGAAGGGAATCGACCAGAAGATTCCACCAGCGGAACAGACTGCTCAGAAGATTGTCAACTTCACCGTGGACCCCAGGACTGGCGGGTGGGATTCCCGCATTGGCTACGAGAAGTTCCAGACATCTGCGCCTCTCTATGGCCCATTCAATGATGACACGGAGATCTTCAGCACGTATGCCTGGCAGACCCAGAACGGTGCTATCCAGTTCTACCTGTACGAGAAGTTTGTCCCATCGGGTGGTGCAGACACAGGGCTCAACCAACTCTGTTCTGTCTGGGGAAACCCCGCTGTAGAAACCAACTTCAGAGAGTGGTTTACCGGGCTTATTCGTGGCGGAACAGACCAGCCGGGCGTGAACTATGTGCCTTATGGGCGCTTTCTGATTGTCATGAACGGGCAGAACCGCCCCATTAGAATCGACTCACGCACTGGTGAGGGGCTTCAGATGGGCTGGTCTGATAGGCCAAGCGCCCTCGACCCATGGGCCGTTGACCAAGATGATAGCAAGTCGTCGTCTTCTACTGGTATGCCAATCTTGGATTATGGCAGCATTCAGGGAGTCAGTGGTATTGCATCCTCTGGGAAGCTGGAGCTTTACGCAAACTCCTATGGGCTTGGGTATCCAAAGAAAGACTCTGTTAACTCTTACCGCTGGAAGGTTTCCTTCATTAGCGACAGCGGCTCTGAAAGCCCAATGTCTTCCGCGTCTGATGCTTTGTCATGGACGACATCAGATAGCGCCGTAGACCCAACAGGCGCGACGGGTTGGTATATTGCGCCTACTAATATACCGGGCGAGTTCGATAACCGGAGGCAGGCTGTCTTCTTAGAGGGTTTGCCTGTCGGGCCTGTTGGTACAGTAGCCAGGCGAATCTATAGAACACGCAACCTGGGTGAGTTTGAGACTGGAGATGCCGCCAACTATGACGCGGGCATCATTGGTGACCACGAGGTCTACTACTACGTGGGTCAGGTCAACAACAACTACGAAACCAACTACGTGGACTACACGGCCGACACCTCGCTCGTAACGAACGCCCCGCTGGACTCCGACTCCATTCCCTGGCCGACCCCATCCCCCAGCTATGGCGCCTCTTATTACAGCCGTCTCTTCATGGATGGTGGGCCCGGTGACCAGTTCCGCATCTACTACAGCAACCCCAACCAGCCTGAATCATTTGGTGCCCTGAGCTACTTTGACTATGGCTCAAGAGAGGGTGGTGCCGTCACTGGGCTGCATGTGTACAACTCTCAACTGCTTGTGTTTCGCGAGCGGGCCATTGATGTCATCAGACCCTCCATGGGGCAGTTCATCACGGTGCCGTTTGTGCAGGGCATTGGAACCCAGGCCCATGACACCATCACCACCATCCCCAACCTGGGCGTTATCTTCTTAGGCAATGACGGCATCTACCTGATTGCTGGCACCAATGAAGGCGGTAGCAGCCTGAACATCGAGCGCATCTCCGACCCCATTCTGGGCACTATTGAGCGCATCAACAAGTCCCTTATTAGCCGTTCCTGTGCGGCATACTCCTCTACCTGGGAAGAGTGGCACTGCTACGTACCGCTGGACGGAAACGACAAGCCGAACCTGGGCATTGTCCTGCACACCAACAAGGTTGCATGGAGCACCAGGGAGGGCTTTCCCGTGGGCTGTTTGACTACAGACCTGGATGGGAACATTGTCTTTGGTAACAAAGATGGGAAGCCGGACGGCTGGGTAGTTCCACAGCACTACGAGGCGGGGCTGTTCGTCATAAGCAAGAAGCGCATTGGCGGGTACACCGTGGCGGGAGATCCTCCTGTTACAACAGTAAAGCCGCCGCTCACATCCACCTACAAGACCTCGTGGATGGACTTTGGATACCCGGCTCAGAAGAAGTACGTGAAGTACGTCTACCTTTACGTGATGACTGAGGGTGACAACACCATCCCCATCACTTACTTCAAAGACTATTCCACCACAGGAACGACAACTGTAGGCCGCAAACTGCAACGGCCAGAGTTCCCCGATCAGGTGGTATACGACACAGCGGTGTGGGACTCAGCCGCCTGGACTGAAGGAATGCTTACGGAGATCCGCTATCCCGTAGCGAACGAAGCAGTCAGTCACTTTGCCTTTGAAATCAGCACCACAGAAGACATCATTCTCCTGGGCTATGCGGTAGAGTATGAAACGACGAATCTACAAACCGCCAAAGGGAAGATGTCATGAGCTTCAAATATACGAAGCGTGATCTGCGGCAGGCCAATCTGGTGGAGGGTCCAGAGTTCGACCTTCAGTACAACGAGTACAAGGGCGTCATCAATGGTGGCTTAGACCACATGAACCTGCCGTCTCAGGCTGGGGCCATCACTGATGCCCATATTGCCAATCAATCCATGATGCGCTGGACCGTCAGCAGCAATCAGTTGGTAGCGTTGGATAACGAGCAAATCAATCTCGGAAATGTCTACTCACAAATAGTGGCAGACGGTGGCGTGTTCTACGAAGCCGTCACCTTTGATGTGTACCAAGGTCAATGGATAGACAATACCCAGGCCATCACCATTGACTGTCAGGAGGGGATGCTTCAGATATTCTTCAACTGCTGGTACTGGATGAACTGGGTGGACGCAAGCAATCCGATTACCGGTGGCCCATGGGTTGAGTTTAGACTCCAACTTGATGACAACACCATTGCCTTTACTGGGCGGAACTACAAGACGCGTGGCAACTGCCACATGGTGGCGACTGTACCCGTAGCCCAGATGACTGGTGGCAGGATTACTTTGGGTTGGCGCTTTCCCGGCCCAAAGGATGGTGGAGCAAAGGACGTTCCAATGATGTGGTTTGATGGTGGAACCATGTTTGCACTCAACAGGTTCAG